GCCAAATAAGCTTTTCCTTGTTAATGGGAAAGAGCTATCTTTTGGCAATTTTATTTCTGTTGATGATAAGCGGCTTTTTCATTCGTGTGCCTCTGAAAAAGGAGATTGTGGTTCTATGATTGTGGACCAGAACACGAAACGAATTGTTGGTATGCATTTTGAAGGATCAGTTGGTCCTAATGCTCCAAATGCTGCTATTCCTATGGATGTTATTATAAAACGTTTAAACTTAAAGTGCTAACTCGTGATGAACAGGATAACGGCATTGATCATTATTTTCGATATTATAGTGATTATGTAAGTCCGGATAAATTTCTTGATCGACCATCAGTGGAATATACCAAATATATTTCTGGACCTGACTTTCAGTTTTTAGGGAGATATTGCAAACAAATTGTTGGCTTTAACCCTGATCAAAAGTGTAGAGTTTTCGAGAAATTTTTGGATTCTGGAATGATCGACAAGAAAGATGTTGAACAAATCAAGATTATGGGCGGAATGAGAAGGAAGCCTGAAGCTTCATATCATGCGGCGTATAAGTCAATCAACAAATTTAATTGTTATCAGCCTTTAATTGTAGATTTTTTGTGGTTAAAGGCTTGTTCTTTTGTTGAACAAATTTTTCTACCTTATATAAATACTTGTAAAGTTTTGGATTTTGATGAAGTTGTTCTTAATTTAAAGTATAGAACTTCTCCTGGATTTCCTTTTTCTCTACAAGCTAAAACAAAACGTGATTTTTTTAATTTGCGTTTTGAAAAGTATTTTGATAGAGTACCTTTTATTGATAGGGTGGTTGAATATTTAACAGAAGATGAAATGATGTTTGTTGGTGCTGGTTTATATTCTTTGGAATTTAGAAAATATTTCTATGAAAGTAAGCGACCTTTTCCTATTTGGACGTGTTCTTTGAAAGAAGAATTGCGGGCTGTGGAAAAGTTGGCTATGTTTCAGGAGGAAATTGATAAGATTCGTACTTTCACTGGAACACCTTTAGATTTTGGAATTTTTTGTAATATTTTTTGCTTAGATTTTAATGAAAAATTCGCTGAGTTGTATCAAAAACTCCCTACTTCTGTAGGTATGAGTAAATACATGGGCGGATTTGATCGTTTGGCAAATAAAATGAAGAATTCTGAAGGTCTGTATAATGTGTTTGGTGGTGATGGTAAGGAATATGAATCTAAACTGCATGACTATCACAAGGAGGCTAATATAAAGTTAC